CAACGTGTTTTCCAATTTTATGCGGGTGTTTCCGGTAACGTCTTTATGCTCCCATTCGTAAACAGCCTTTATCAAATACTTTTGTTCGTTTGCGGCAAATGCAGCAGTCTCTTCGGCTGACAAGAACCCGTATGTCGCGATCATATGCACGTCGGCATTCCAGTCTGTTCGCGTATCGGTATACGAAGATGGCCCCAGCTCCACATCCGGCGGCGTTTGTAAAAACCGGTAAAACTGGTGCTCGTTCAGCGTATAGTTTGACTGTACGTAGGGCCACCCATTTTCGGGATCGGTTACGTCGCGAATGGTATACAGTTCCTTGACGGGGCGCAGCGTGACGTCGATTTGAAGGGTGTTGTATTGCAAACACACCAAGGGAAACGCCATTTTACTGCTGGTGGTAAACCACGTGTTGATTGGAATGTAGATTTTACGACCGCGAATGGAGGGTTCCGCACCGCGCTGGCTCGGAGTATAGTACGCATTAGGATACTGGTTTACGCGGGCGCCGTAGCAGCCCGGGTCATTCAGTTCCGGTACGTTGCCGGTCATTTCGCTGTAAAGCTGCTGTTTTTCGGCGGGATAGTCGCGCTGCATCATGGAGAGAAGATAACTCCCTGAAAACTTTTGAAGAATTTGGCCGCCCACAGATACCGTGATGTCCTTGATCATATGCGTACCCAAATGCTTTATCCATTTGAACTCGTACGGCGCCCATTTATCGTTTTCAGTTTTAGGTGGAAGAATTGGGCTCCAAATCGTGGGAATGGTTACGCATATGTACGTATCCATAAGCAGTTCGGCATACCGCGGCATATAAAACGTGAATTTGGATTCTTCCGACATTCGAAGTTTACGCTGTCCATCGAAGTCTATTCTGAATTTCTGGAGACCGAAATTTGTGTACTTTTTATATGTGGTTTTAAAAAATGATTTTTTCGGGTTTCCGTTCAGTATCGTGTTTTGGTTCCCATACGCGATGATGTTTAGTAATCCGCCTGGCATATTATTATAAGTTAAATTATATATAGTTATACTTGCCTTTCTAAACTATATTTTATTTTGTTTTTTGTTATTTTGTTTTTTGTTATTTTCTTGTTATTTTTGTTGTTATAATATAGTAGATAATATAGTAGAAATACTTTTAATAACTTATACAATAAATTCATTCAGATGACAACACCGAAAGTAACAAGTGGAGTATCAGTCGCAAGTGGAGAATCAATCGGGGACAAATTTAGTCGAGTGGTTTCAGCTACCGGAGCCGCTATAAAGGGGATGCGGCCAAATGTCGCGCATATGGGCGGGTTGATAATCAACTCCGTGCTGGCAATCATCTTTATTTGGCTGGTTGTTTGGACTCGAGGGAAAAAGGAGACCAATGATAACACTATGATAGCGAATTATGAAAAATCGTCCAAGCCCGGATCTATAAACGACTTTGATGAGAAATACAGTTACTTGCTTCGAGATTATTATATGCTGACCGCGTATAACTGCTGCTGCTCCGGTGAGTACGCATCAGACTTCGTTTCAACGGTCGCATTGGAAACCGTGATAAAGCAGGGCGCGCGCGTTCTAGACTTCGAGATATACTCGGTCGACGGCGTACCGGTTGTAGCCGCGTCATCGCAGCCCGAATTTACGATGAAAGAAGTATACAGTTACGTACCGTTCGCAGAAGCAATAAGGGTGGTGAACCAGCTAGCGTTTTCAGCAAACGGGGCTCAAAATTCTAGCGATCCGCTATTTTTATGTCTTCGAATTAAGAGTCGGAACATTATGACGTACCAATCAATTGCAGATATTCTTAAAACCAACCTTTCACCCAAATTACTCGATCCTCGATTCGCGTACTCGTTTCACGGCGAAGACCTTGGTAAAATCAAGCTTACCAGCTTGATGGATAAAGTAATTATTATTATTGATGAAACGCCGGGATCAGACACTAATATAAACACTCGAGAAATATATAAGCGCACGCCTCTTTACGAATATGTCAACATCACCGTTACAAACGGCACATCAAAATACACGTTTAAAGAACTGGCAGATTCGAATAATACCACGATTAAAGAATCCGCAAAGAAGTCTCTAAAATATGTCGTTCCCGAACGCTCTACCAAGTCGGAAAATTTGTATGATGCAACGATTCCGTTCAACAACGGGTGTCAAATGGTTGCTATGGCGTTTCAAAGCAATGATGCGAATATGATAGCTTACCTTAAAAGATTCCAGGATTTTGGTTCTGCTTTTATCTTGAAACCGCCCGAGTTAAGATATGTACCTATTGTTTTGAACAATCCCACCCCAATTGATCCGACCAAAACACTCACGTCAGAAAAGACGGCTACGACATCAATGGGAACCGATTATAGTATGTAGGGGGGGGGGCTTTGCCCCCCCCCCACAGACCCACAGAGGCGCAGAGGGGTTTAAGGGGGCGCTTGACGCCCCCTATTTATTCAAGTATTTTAAATATTAAACTATAGTTAAAATTTAATATTTTATATTCTATAATAATATAGTAATAGTATAATATATATGCCCCGTATTCATGCCAACCTACAATGAGTCGAAAAACATTGAAGATCGTGAAATTGATTTATTAAGAAATGTGGTAGACAAAATAGAATCTAGAAGCGGTAAAAAGGTCGCACAATCGCCCGAAGTTAAAAAAATTATTGGCTGTGTCGAACGTTTTTTACGCGAAAAAAAACTGGTTTGTTATGGAGGAACCGCAATTAATTCGATTCTTCCTGAAAAGTATCGATTTTACAATAATGATATTGAAGTTCCAGATTACGATTTTTATTCACCCAATGCGTTAGAGGATTCGAAAGAGCTATCCGATATTTTTTTTAACATGGGGTACAATGAAGTGGAAGCCAAATCCGGGTCTCATCCCGGTACGTTCAAGGTGTTTGTTAATTTCATCCCAGTTGCAGATATAACTCACATGGACATGGCTCTGTTTAGCGTATTGGCCGCAAAGTCGTACATAAAGCACGGAATACGATATGCGCCCACCAATTTTTTACGAATGGCGATGTACCTTGAACTCTCTCGTCCGGAAGGCGATGTATCGCGATGGGAAAAGGTTCTAAAGCGCCTTACGCTTTTGAACAAAGTGTATCCCATGAAACTAATAAATTGCTCCAGGTTTGAAGAAACTGAAATGCAGAATCGCAACAATACGAATGAAACCAGACTGCCGGAATCTAAATCCAATTCTAACTCTAGTTCTAGTTCCAAGTCTAGTTCTAGTTCTAAACACCCAGATAAAAAAATATATGAAATAACTCAAAAAGTTCTTATGAACAGCAATGTCGTATTTATTGGAGGATTCGCAGATATTCTCTACAGTAAGTATTTGCCCAAGACCGATCGACATAAACTTTCCAAACAGCCGGAGTTTGACGTTTTGTCAAATAATCCCGAAGAATTGGCAAAACTTATAAAACTGACACTGAAGACAAACGGGTTTGAGAACATTACGATTGAAAAGATGCCTCCAATTGGCGAAATTATTCTGGACCATTATAAAGTTGCGGTAGATTCGAACATTGTCGCGCTGATTTACAAACCCACTGCGTGCCACAGTTATAACACGATCAAGTTGAATACTCAAATCATTAAGGTTGCCAGTATCGACACAATGCTCATGTTTTACTTGGCGTTTTCATATGCCAAACGCTACTATTACAATCGCGACCGGCTGCTTTGTTTGGCGGGAATTTTATTTTACATTCAAAACAAAAACCGTCTTAGTCAATCCGGGCTTTTGAAGCGGTTCGGCAGCTCATGTTACGGAAAACAAGAGACACTGGAATCGCTTCGTAGAGATAAAGCGGTAAAATACCAAGAATTAAAAAATGATAAGTCGAATCCCGAGTATCAAAGGCTCTTTTTACGATACGTTCCATTGGAGCGAGCTAAAACCCGTGTTCAAAAAATACGAAGACGCAAGTCACAGTTAAAACGTAAAAAAATGAGCGTTCGAAATTGGCTACCAACGCGTTCACCACAAACACAATCATCGTCCCGGTCTCGGTCTAATAACTCACTTGCAATTGAAAAAATAGATATTAGTCCGATCGAAATGGATACTGTGGACAACGCCGCCACCAACAACAACAACAACAACAACAATGACAACAATGATACGAAGAAGCCATTACCGGTAACATATGCCGTAAATAGCCAGGCATTGTCTCGACTGAAGACAAAGACAATATCGGTGTCCAAAACGGGTTCCAAGAATAAAACTATAAAACGGAAACGGATTTCATAATGAATATAGGAGTATAGAAAGAATATAAAAATAACATCGTAACTAAGAGTATTGTATTCATTATTGCATTCATTTTCATTTCATTTATCATCA